CGAATGTATTTTGGATCCGCTTTGTTCACGATCCGAGGATCAAGCCTAAGCCTGATCTCCTCATTGCAAGGCATGCCAAATGCACAATGCAACGCCTCTGCCTGCTGCAGAGTGGTAGGGGCGCCGTTTAAAGCTGAGTAATCGCATGCGAGTACAACGCGGCCAGTAGTGCCTTGAGTTGCAAACTCGGATACGGTGCGTCTGTAGTAGAACTCTACGTATTCGCACTTCCATTCGGTCCACTTGGCTGCTTCGGCTGAGCCAAGAGGAAAGGTTTTGGACATCCCAGGGTTAATTGGGTACTCAGTTGCCGCAAGAGTAACGGAACCGCTAACAGCAGCGATAAGTTCGTCCTTAACGACACTGTCCCAAGCGAGTTGGGTGTTCTCGTACGTCTTCTCACGACGTTTGGCCACAGATGCGGCCAATTTGCTCGCCGGCTTCGCGGCGCCTCGTTTTGGTTGATAGTTCGAGCGTTTCATTTCGAATCCCCGATGTTGATTGGATACAAATCGGTAGTGGTTGCGACCCACCTATCAGAGCATTTGTTTAGGTGCCCGACCTAAGAAGTGGTCACGGGTTCCCAGCCCGGGGTATAAAGGTCCCACACCTGATGACGTTTATAGCCCGTCGGCTGATGGGTCTTTATGGCAGACCAAGCCATTCGCATCTGCTTAGATGGCGAATCCGCGTTTCTTGGCGGCGTAGAGTCGCTTGTCGCGCCACTCAGAGATGTACTTATCGTACTCCTCCTTTGAGGCAAACGACTTGGGCGACTTAGGCGTCCAAGAGCACGGGCACGTCAAGGGTAAACGTGTCTTTGGGTCAAGCACGCTCGCGTGTGAGCATGCAGCCTCCGGTAAGGCTCCCTTTGGTTTCCGCGCACGTGGGCTTCTCGCCCCCGAGGCCTTACGGGCAGTAGGCCGCGCGATTTTGAGACCGTCCGTGCCGACAAGAGGCACAGCCTTGGCCGCGTCCACGACCTCTCGTGGAACCACCGACTGCGGAAACAGCTCACGTTGGTAAATTGCTTCATACTCCTCATCTGACAATAGAGGAACAGTCTCCTTAGCTTCAGTGCTAGGGTCGCTCTCGGGAGCGGGTGGATACAAGATATCGTCTCCAACGATACATGTAGTTTTGACCTTGGGCGTAGCGGTCATAGCTGCAGTACACAACGGAGCCTGCAGCAAAAGCTCCGGACGTCTGGTGATCGTAACCTGATCTAACCAGTCGGTGAAGCGATCGTGATCGAAGTCAGGGATGAACTGAGTGAACAAGTCCATCATCCAGCCGCTATCTTCATTCGGCCAGTTCGAATCACTTGGGTGCTTGCCATCCCAGGGGGCAAGCTCGCCATCGGCCCTCTCCCCGAGGAGAAGGTTGGAGACCATAACTATCGGGCCAATAACCGGGGAATTCTTATCCATACGGTAATAGCCCGAAGCTCGCTCGGCGAAGCGCTCAAGTGGATTAACCAAATGAGATGGACCCACCCAGAGCTTGGAGAGCAACCGGGGGGGATTTGCCATGGATGAAGGATCACCATTCCAAACATCGGGTCCGAACCAACGGTTCA